GATTATCTGTATTCTTACGATCAGTATAGAATAACGATAAAGTCATAGGCTTATCGGCCAACATACGAACTGTTTTACCTGACTTCATATAAAGATGAGCATTTTCTTCATAAGTATCAATAATAAGATCTGCTAGATCATTATCATAGATATCTGCTGAATCGATAATTTGATCACGTTCATCTTCACTTTTAACATCTGCAGCTTTAAGAAGCTTATGAAGTACCTTACGTAATGACTTATTAGGATTCTTCGTTACTTTCTTAGCTAGACTTTCGAAATGTTCTGATTCAACATAAGATTCATCCGATAAGATAGCTAATACTAATTTACGGAATTGTTTCTCATTGTACTTAGTATTGATTGATGGCTTCTCTTCATATTCGTTAGTTTCTTTGTTTTTCACTCGACGAATAGCCGGAAGAGATGCTTGAATCTCTGCTATTACCTCTTGTACGTTTTGATTATGTTTAAGTTCTTTCATGATAGTAAACCTCCTCGATAAATAGTTATTTATTTATTTGTCCGCCATTTTAATTTACACTTTAGGTATTAAGTATATACGACCCTCAGGATCTACAATTCGCCCTGATTTTGTTCGTAAGTTTTTACCAAATTTAGCTTTACCTTCTTCATAGATAGCTTGGAATAATCTTTTACCCTCACCAATTGAATCATCATAGTCTCCTATGATCAATTCCATAACATCTTCTTCATACGCCTCTTTGCCCCAGACGCTAATACCGAATAATGCTTTCATTAAAGGTTTATTGATATCAATAAACTCTGCATTGGTTTTAATGATACGTTCCTTCTTCTTACCAATCATATCTCGGATTGATCTAGTTTTACTCATAACCAATAGCCTCCTTTGCTTATTTAAATGTCCCCTATGGGGTGAAAAATAACTTTTAGTGCCGTAATGATATGTTTAACAATCCTATAAGAAAGGAGAGTTGACATGAATAATCTTAATTTATTTGAACCCTTTGAGTTCTACAGAGAAACAAGTAAAATGCAATTCTTTGAGGATCCAAGAAAGCATAAGAAACATACATTAGTTTCAATTTTAGCTCCATCTATTGAAGAAGAGTTTAAATATATAAAAACTACTCAAGATATTGTTTTTAGGTATTTAAATAAATACTTTGTTGATAAATTCCAAAATTATGTAATGTATCCTAATAAAAGACATCGGGATATAATTGAAGAGGAGGATATCAAGAAATTATACGATATATCATTAATGACTAATAAAAACTTTGATGATATAGATATAATCATTAATAATCCTCGAGCTAAGACTGATCTTGTTAAAGGAAAGAATTGTTTATTTGAAATAAACTATATCCTTGAAAAGATGTTAAATAATGATAAAGATAAAAGATCGGTTAAATTACAAAAAGATGATATCATTATGGAATTAGAAAAATCTCTAAAGAAGTCATCTCTAAAGTTTGGTCCTGAATATAGAAAGGTGTTAATTATACCGATTCATCTATGGTTAGATTTTGATCAGTATAGAGATACCAATACCTTCAATGCTAGATCAAATAATATGATATCTCACATATACAACTATCTTTCTGAAGATATAGAGAATGCTTTTATTTTTGATGGATGGGATATTCTATTGACTAATCATAATGAAGTTATGATTCTGAATATGGATACATATCTTAATAATGTAAAATCTATGAGAAGAGATACTAAAAGAAAGAATAAATATGATACTTTGGAATCATATATTAGATACTTCATGAAACATTGTTTAACTAAATCTGATCAAGAAAAGGTTTCACCTGATGAAAAAGATTTAAGTATCAATAAAGATATGTATCTTATAAAGGAAAAATCTGAAGCTAAAAGACACACTGAAAAGATTATAGCTGATTCAGGTCTTAAGAAGGATAATATTCCTGAGGATAAAATTGAAGAGATCGAAGAATTAGTTATTAAGAAGATACATGAATCTGGTGACTTATCTAAAGTAAAAATTAAAGAGACTAAAGATCCTTCTGTTATAGCTGATGTAATCGCAGCTTCTTTATCTAAACAAAGTAGAGATTCTTATGCTAGAAATAAGATGCTTAAAGAAAAATATGGTAATACTATTATTAATAGAGAGGGTAGTCAATTAAAGCTTCAAGATGTTCCTGATGAGATTAAAGCTATTCCTATTAAAGAGAAAGTCTTACCTATTAATGTAATCAATAAAGATCTTAAAACAATTAGAACTTCTAACTTTGCAGAAACTTATAATGAAGAACTTTTTGATTATGATTTAGCAGCTATCATAGGTCATTTCGCTAAATGTGATCCGGCTATGTATCCTATTACTGATTTAGAAGAAGAGGATGTATCAGAAGAGTTAAATCGTCTATTACGTTATTCTATTACTTTTGAAGATAGTAATCGTAAAAGACATAATCTTAAATTCCTTCTACCTAAATTCTATCAAGAGAAATATCTTTTCTTAAATGGTAGCGTAAAGTATATTACTCATCAAAAGATAGCTTTTCCTATAACTAAGATTAAAGAGGATGTTGTTCAATTAGGATCTAATTATAATAAAATATTTATTAATCGATCAGGTCAGAAAGTTTCTCCTAAGATCGTTAAATTAACTAAATATTTGAATAATGTAAAGAATCCTAAAATCATGGCTATTCGTGGTGATGCTTCTAAGAGTTCAGATCAAATACTTACTACAGTTGAATATGATGAACTAATAAGAACTTTTACTGAATTACGCATAGACTCAACTACGATATACTTAGATCTAGTTAAAGCTGTTACTGAGATAGGTTTTTATTCCAATGATAAGATGGATAAAATCGATGAATTACCTCTACCATTAGCTAAATCAGGATCTAAGAAGTATTATCTAGATGCAAAGGAAAATCTTGTTATTGATAATAAGGGTGTCTCATACGGTCAACTATCAGACTTTATCATAGGTCTTTTAGAAAAGATTGTTGGAGAAGATGCTTTATCTGATATTACAATGGGTAAGAGATTTATCTATTCTGAAGCAGATATTATGAATGAAAGAATTCCTGTTATCTTATTAGCTTGTACTATGGCTCCTGGTGGATTAGTTGAGATTTTAGATACAGCTAAAATTAAGTATGAATTCTATCCTAATAAATCTACAGTTAAACATGATAAACTAAATAGAGGTTCTTTAAAGTTCTCTGACGGTGTTCTTTTATATGATTTATATCCATATGAAAATTCATTATTATTAAATGGGTTACAAGGTATACCGACTAGAGAATATACTTTCTTGGAGTTTTCTTCTAGAGAAACTTTTATCGATATTTATGATATTATTTTTGGTAGACGAAATCTTATTGAGGCTATAGAAAACTTTAGACAATTATTTATGGATCCTATAACCAAACAAGTTAGTCTTAAATTAAATTTACCTTTAGATATAATTAAGATTGTTTTATACGGTAGTGATTTATTAGCTGATAATAATTTTATAAGTGATGTACAATATCATAACAGTAGGGTTCGTAAGAATGAAATTGTTTTAGTGTATCTATATAAAATATTATCTACACAATATGGTAAATATCGTATGAATCCTGATAAAGTTAAATTTACTATACCTGAAGATGCAGTTATTAAAGAAATTATATCTTCAAGATTAGTAGATGAATATAGTAAGATGAATCAGCCTCTTGCTGTTGAAATGGATCAGGAAATTAAAGGTAAAGGTCCTTTTGGTTTAAATGTGGATCAGGCATACACTTTAGATCGTAGAGCTTATGAAGATTCCATGTTGGGTATTGTTGGTAGTGCTACAGCTCCTTCAGGTGAAGTTGGTGTTAAACGTCATTTAGCTTTAGGTGCTAATATAACAGATGCTCGTGGATTTGTTAACTCTGAAAAAGTCGCTAGTAATTTATCGGGTACTGAATTATTAACACCTGGTGAAATGCTTAATGTTTTCTCTAATGAAAAATCAGATGCAACACGTGCTGCTATGTCTATTAATCAAGCTAAACAAATATTACCTACAGTTAGAACTACTCCAGATATATTAAGTTATGGTATGGATAGAGTTGTTCCTTATATCACAGATGCTTTTTCTCGAGTAGCTAAACAAGATGGTAAAGTTATTGAAATATCAGATGATATTATGATCGTTCAATATAAAGATGGTACTTATGATGATATTGATTTAGCTAATACACCAGTTAAGCATACTAATAGTGCTAAACATTTTACTTCAAATAAGGTAACTGATCTTAAAGAAGGTAAATCTTTTAAGTCTGGTGATATATTAGTATATGATCCTAATCAAATTAAAAGTCCAGATATTTTAGGAGATCATGTTGCTACCACAGGTGTTCTAGCTAGAGTAGCTTATTTATCAACGGGAGAAACATATGAAGATTCTAAATATATTTCTCAGAAATTAGCAGATGATCTTTCTTCAGATATATCTAAAGAAAAGACTCTTATTATATCACGATTCTCAACTATACATAGTATGGTGAAGATAGGAGATAAAGTTAAAGCTGGTCAACCTTTAATTATATTTGATGATACTGGAGATGAAGTAGCTTCAGAGATGTCTAAAATAAATAGAGAACAAAAAGAAATATTTAAAGAATTATCTAATACATCTTTTAAAACAGATATTTCTGGAGAGATTGTAGGTGTAAAGATATTCTATGGTGTTGCAGAAGAAGATCTATCTGATAGTATTAAGAAAGTGGCTAAGAGTATTCAATCTAAATCTTCTAAGCGTAAGAAACTTCTTAAGAAGTATGACTTAGTTAATAAAGGTAATGTACTTTTAGAACCAGATAGTACTTCGGCTATGGATAGTTCTGGAAGAATTAAAGGTGTTAAAGTAGATGATAAAGTTCTTATAGAATTTATTATTCAATATAGGGACGTTGTTTCTAGTGGTGATAAATTAACGTTAACATCTGCTGTTAAAGGTATTAATAGTTATGTAGTACCTAATCACCTTGCGGCATATCCTGTATCAGATCCTAGTTTTAAGATTGATGCTTATGTATCTACTCTTGGAATTGTGAAGAGAATGGCACATGATATCAACGGATTATCTGCTGGGGGAAAGATTGTTTATGATCATCAGAATAATATGGCTAAGAAATATGGTGAAGCTGTGAAAAGAGAGTTATCTCGTAAATAAAATATTGGACTCCATTAAGGAGTCCAATTTCTTTATTAATCGTAAACATAATAATAATAAATTAACTATTTCGAATGTGTTGGTTCGTGATAATAAAACCCTCCCTTTTTCCTTTTACTGAGCTTTAATTAGCTCAGTAATTTTCTGACTGTCGCAAATAAAAGATTCTGAGCATTTGCTCAGAAATAAAAATCTTACACTGTCCCCTATCTCTAGCATATGACAATCTATCATTTTCAATAATATTAATATACTATTATATTTTAATCATAATATAATAATAATTAACATCACGAAACGATATAGCTAAAGCTATCATATCGAATTTCGTCAGATGAAATATAATAATAATTAACATCACGAAACAAGCCATACTAGACTTATCAAATACTTCGATATTCATGACATAAATTACTATTAATACATCTTTTACAAAAAGACTATACAATAGCTATAACTACTATATTTTAATAATACATAAGTACTATTATATTACATTCATTTCTTAATATTAAGTATAAAAACGTATATATTTCTATACATATACTATAGAATATGTTGCATCTGTATATTTTCGAGATAAGCTTTTTTAATCAAAAATATCAATTATTTTAGAAATTATATAAATAATCAATATCTAAAAATTAGTTTCTTCTATTATAATAGCTCCTATAGAAATCCTAATTATATATTTACAAAGTATCTGACAAAACAATACTTATACTACAAAGGAGTGTGAAATATGTTAATCGATAAAACGATACTAAACAAGGATATCTTTAGAGAAAGATACTTAAAACTATTTGTTATATCTACAATGGAAAGAATTGATGGGGATATAACTTATAAAGATGTGTATACAGAAAATTTTCTAAAGAAACAATATTTACTAAATATACCTAATGAATATTTAGTTGCATTAAGCTTTACTTCTATATCAGAAGGATTATCTATCATATCACTAATATCAACTTGGTATCCAGGATTTATTAAACTACATTCAATTCATTCGAATCATAAAATGATAGTATCTGTAGATCTATCTAAATATAGTGGTATCTATACAGACCATACCAATAAATATCAAACTTTAGAAAAGGCTGAATATGATTTCCTATTAAAAGAGGAAGTTAATATATTCATTAAAGAGATATTAGAATTATTTAAAGATCTTAATGATATAACTCTAAAAGATATCGAACCATTACTAACATCAAGTTTTATGAATGATATTAGACATATACAAAAGATGATATCTCCAGTAAATAATATTAATCTATTTGTATCTGATAATATTAAAAACACAGAGATACTTAATTCTATGAATAAGTATATGAAAGAATATTATTATGTAGCCTGTGATACAATGAATAATACTATTCAATTGGAACCTACTGAGCAAGAATTATACAGAACTTTCCCAGTAAGTATTGTCTTTGGTTTATCTAATACCAATGATATTTATAAAATACAGACGGTATTAAATAAAATAGATCATACTTTATTATTAGTACAATCTGCTAATAATATTTATTATTTTAATGCTAAGGCTAGTGATATATTATCCTTAATTTATCTTTCAAAGAAATTTGTTCTTAAAGATCATTTAATAGATAAATTCCTTCAAACATTATCATTAACTTTAAAAGAAAGATATTATTTAGATTAGGAGGATATTTATGTATATATTAACTACAGCTGAAGAACTATTTGATGAGAATTTCGGAGTAGCTAGTTATCAGAATAATTTCATTCTAGTATTAGGTACATATGTAGAGAAAGATTTTTCAAATATTTTATCAATGAATCAAGAAATTAATGAGAAGTTTGTAATTTTTTATAAAGATGGTACTGATATAGAAGATTATGAAGATGATGATTCGGGAGATATTACTCTAGTTCCATGTGCTTATATAACTGAAGCATTATCTCATATAGTAGAGATTACCATGAAATCAGAATCCATCAATACCAAAGATGAACAAATGGATTATTCACCAGGCATAATGGTAGCAGCTGAGAACTCTACAGGATCTAAGTTAATATCTTATTTAAATAAGAACTATAGGGAGAAACATTCCCAAATAGAACCTATTCATTTAATTAGATATTTTAAATATAATAATTTAACAAAATTAGAGGATTCTATGAAGAAAGTTCTTAATACTGAATTTATTATGAAATCCGAACCATTACCATTTAATTATGCAGTTAATACGTATCTTAATTCTTAGGAGGAATTAATATGAACAAGTTCACAGAAATCGATAAAAGTAATAGTACTCATATGGTTACAGATGATGATGTGATTGCAGTTATTACTCCATTAGGTATGAAGTCATATCCATTAATTATGGCATCAATGTTGGATACTAATGAAGTTAAAGCTTTCCACATTAAAGATCTTAAAAAGGATATATCACCCAGTCCTGGTAAAGGTATTACATCAGATAATCGAATAGTCAATTATATACCAGCTGAAGAAGAGTGTGATGTTTGACCGGTAACTTAAATGATCTAGTTAGATCATAAATAGCTTATATCGAACATTATAGTAATTAATTTATTATAATGGAGGTATCTAATGAGACAACCTAAAATAATACGAAAGCCCAATGCAGCAGAGTTTATAAATCGATCTACCAAAATTAAAGTAGATATATCTCCTCAAGAGCATATGTCAGATTATCATATAAAAGATGATTCCAAAAAACTTAAAAAGTTCGTTAAGAATATAAAGAAGTTAATGAGATCATCTTATGAGTATCGACAATTTAATAAATTCTTGAAGGAGCATAGTGGAATGGGTTTATGTGGAAACCACCCTAATATCACGTGGGGAGATGGGTTTTCTATTGAGATTCATCATTATCCGCTAACTGCTGAAGATATTGTATATACTGTGATATATAAGAGAATCGAGATGAATGAATGTTTAAAAATGACAAGCATTCTAGATGAACTTATCATGTTACATTATATAGGATTAATAGGGTTATATCCTTATTGTACAACATGTCATCAACATGACTCTTCTGTAGAAAATGATGATTTTATTGCGCTGGATGCTTTATATGGTTCACCAGAGAAATTCTTTGAATTATATGGTACATTCATGACAGAAGATTTACAAAGTAAATTAAAAACATATTTTAAAGCAGATGAAGCTTATCAAATTATTGATAATAATATTGATGAGAAAGTTGTTAAGAACTGGATATATATTGAAGATGACGGGGTCGAATATATCAGTATGAGTAAAATTGCTAACCTCGTAGAAGATATCTATAATAGGTATAAATAACGGATCCTTTGGATCCGTTTTCTTTTCGTTAAGGAGGGTAATAATGTTTAAAGATTTACCAAAAATAAATATAGAGGGAGATTACAATCTCTTAGAAATAAAAGAAGGTTATTATGATAATTTATGGATAAGTAAATTATTACCTTGGATAAATTCTAGTTCTTTATATCCTATGGCTTTATATATTATTAGAGATATTCAGAGTGAATATATTCAGCAAATTCCATATAGGAATAGTCATATTAAATCATCTTATCATGAACGTATGGAAATTGTTTATGGTATGCCTCTTTTTATAGACATACTCCTAAGAAAAAATAACACATTTACAATATTACCAAATCATATGGAAAATATATTAGTTCTATATTCTAGATATCATATAGCTATAGCTAGATTATTTAGTGATGGTAGAGCTGATCTTGGTATATATGATAATAATAATTATGTATATCAAGATTTACGAAATAATAAAATATTACCCTATATAGAATATTTATCTCATGATTATTGGGATACGGAGTTTATAAATGGTAATAAAGGTGAAGAGTCTTTCTTTGTTTTAAATGAAGACTATCTAATTAAACCTCTTTATTGGGCAGATAAAAATGATAATTAATGAATTATTATCTCTTGGATATATTATAATAGTGTATAGACTATAAATATTTAAGGAGAAATTATTTTATGAAAAAACAATTAGAAAAACATAAAGAGAAATTACGAAGGGGGAGTTAATTATGTATGCTCCAAGATTAATTATTTTTACAGATGGTTCTATAAATCATGATAATAGTGTAGCTGGATCAGCTGCAATTATCTATGATGCTAAGAATTTAACTAGAGATGAATATAGTAAAACAACTAAAAAAGGAACCAACAATATTGGTGAACTTAGAGGTATTGAAATAGCTTTTAAAAAGGTTGGTAATTATAGTTATGATACAGATATATTAATAGTATCTGATTCTAAGTATTCTATCCAAGCTATAGAGCGATTTATTAAATACTTTAATAAAAATATTAGAAATGATAAAGTCGATCCTTATAAAGATACCTGGCGCAAGAAAGATAAGAAGAAAGAAGCTTATAAGAATCAGGATATTATTAAGAGGATTCATAAAGACTTTATTTCATTGAGAACTAATGTGAGATATGTTCATATTAACTCACATTTAAGTATAAAGAAAACTAAAGATGTTAATAGAGTTATTGAGAAATTTGCAAAACAAGGATTAAAGATAAATAAAGATACAGCCAAAAGTTTAATCCTAGGAAATAAAGAAGCTGATAAATTAGCAGGGGAGGTATGTCGTGGCTAGAAAAGTTACTGCAGAACATTTAGCAGCTATTAAAGAAGAATTAGGATTTAATAAGAATACTCAGTTTATTAATAAGACTAGAGGAAGAAAAGTAAAGAGATATAAATCAGGAAAGAAAAAGAAGAAGCATTATATAAATCTTATAGAGGACGAGAAAGCTTTCTTGAAATTCTGTGTAAAACATTTAGACTCATATATCTATTTCCATTATCATCATTATATATCAGATGATAATAAGAAACAATTTAGAGAAAATATTTTACATTTAGTTAATATGCCTTCTTATATAGAAATTGCTGAGAATATAGAATTTCGTGAGAAAGTTTCTGAAGAGAAAGATAAAGCTTTTAAGAGGTATATGAAGAAAGAAGATCCTCAGACATTAGAAGAATATAATGAAGCTGAACGAAAGTTTGCTAAGAAACAAAATAAACTTATAAAGAAGTATCGTAAGAAAGGTTTTGTTTATAGTGATAACATTTTCGTTAAGAGAGACTTATCTGATTTTGCAGATAAACTTATCAAAAGACATGAGGATATCAAAGATGAAAATAAAGCTCTCCGTAAATGTATCAAGAATGATGACATGTTAAATCTAGAGAATGCTCCTGATCATATTAAGAATATTGAGAAACGTTTAAAAGATGTAGAAAAGAAAATAAAGAAGTCTACAAAACGTTTACAGAATGGCGTAACACAAACAGACCTCCAAAGAGGATTATACTATTAAATTTCTGATTATCTTTTAGTTGTATATATTATAAATGGGATAAAAGGAAATTAACTACAATTAATAATAAAAGGAGGACTATATATTTGATTAATAAAGCTTTAGATGAACGTTCATTATTGCCAGCGAATTTCGTTATGATGCAATTGAACATAATTAGGAGTGGTAGTGATAACCACAAAAAAGCTAAGAAAACGATGAAAATTTTAAAAGAGTATGGTTTCGAAGAGATTATGCTTGGTACAAATGTACTTACTGTTAAACATCCTAAATATAAGGATATAGTATATAAGATAGCCATGGATGATCTTGGTCAGTTAGATGGACTTAGGGATATGTGGTATTCTCAATTAATACATTCTTATGTAAATGTGTATTATGTGGCTCCTCAAGGGGTCTATAGTATTCAACAAAAATTAAAAAACTTCAAAGATGTAGAACATTTTCATGAATACATAGAAGAAGTTATGCACATTCAAGATTCATTAGTAGAAGAGTATGATATGTTACTAGTGGATATGTCGCTGAAAAACATTTATAATTATGGATTAGATGAAAATAATCTAATCAAAATTTTAGATGGTTCAGATATGGTACAATTGGAAGGTCGAAGAATATATTGTGACAAGAAAATTCTTAAAAAGAAAGCCACAAAAAAAGACCGACCAAAGAAAATTAAAGATGGAGATATTAAAATCTGTAATGGTTCATTAGAATATGATGAGAATTATCATATGCTTATATGTACTAAATGCGGAAAAGAATATTTACCAATCTCTATCGAAAGAAAATTAAGGAAGGAGGGAAATTACAGAAAAATGAGATTAAGTCATGGAGTTTCAGAAGAAGTATTAAAGGAATTGAAACACGATGTTTCTCAAAAAGAACCACTTAATATTTTCCATGAAGAAGTAGAGATGGAAGATACTCTTGAAGAAGTTCAAGAAGAACCAACTTTACATTTTCTACCACAAGATCCAATAGATATTAATACTCTTATGGATGAGGAAGAAGATGAAACCCAAGGTGAGTATGATGATTCATATGAAGATGAAGACGATTCAGAAAACCACGAAGAGGAGTATGATGATAATCCCGAAGAGGATTTTGATGATTCAGAAAATCTAAATATTTACTTAACCAAAGACCATGATAATGATTTTGCTATGTTGTCATTGACACATGCAGTTGATTTGGGTACATCTATTAAAGATGTTTATTTTGGTACAAATGAAGATGATAAACCTTGTATTATTGTAGATGATGGAGAATGGGAAGGTGATGGAACAGATTTCTTAAATGAATTAGTTGCACATCTTGTACAGAATATATCTATCATTAATGTATTACGAACAGAAGATGATGAGATCTTAGAATATGAAGAACTTGTTGTCGAAGAAACTACTACTGAAGATTAAAAATGGGAGGAAATATAAATGCTTATAACTACACCAGAAAAAGCTATGCAACTTAAAGATAAGGTAGGTAATGTTTACATCTACTCTATCGATCAAAAACCAGCTAAAGAACTTGAGAAGGCAGGTATTCAAGATCTTAGCACTATCTTACCTAAAGCAGATCTTATTAATGATGTGTCTAAAGGTAATGTAGGTCGAAAGAAAGCTATTAAGAAACACGTTAAGCGAGTAATGAAAATGAAAGCTGGAGATGATTGTGTTCTTACAATGAATACTCTAGCACGTATTACGAAAATGTCAAAGAGTAAAAAGACACCACTTATCATTCTTGTTTCAACTGAAGAAGGTAAAATTGGTAAGTTTATTCAACAAGCAGTTTCAGCAGCTTTCAATGCAGCTTATGGATTTAAGTTTACATCTTATAAGCAATTGAAGAAAGCTAAAATCTTTAAAGGTAAAAAGAAGAAGCGTAAAGCTAAGCTTAGTGAAATAGCTATCAAATTAACTCGTATGAGTGATAAAGGTAAGAAGTTTTACAAAGCAGCAAGTCGTTTCTATTTCCCTGAGTACCTTTATTCAGAATTATTTGGTAACGCTTTAGTACCAGAGAAAATTATTAAGCGTATGAAGAAAATGAAATTGAATAAGAAGAACAAGAAAGGTAAGAAAGATGATAGCTTAGTTATCCTATTCGATCTTATCAAAAATGACAAGAAAATCGCAAAAGAGTACAAAAGTTTCCGTAAACAAAAGAATCTTCTTAATGCTCTAGGAATTAAGCTTAAGCTTGGTAAGAAAGGTAAAGATCTTACTAAGAACAAAGTTTCACACATCATGTTATTCCTTTGTCACCTAGTTGCAGTTCGTCGTGGATTCACTGCTCAAGATGAAAAGGAATACAGACAGTTCTTCCAAGAGTTCCTTACTTCATTCGATAAAGTAGAGAACACTTCACATTGGAATGACTTCAAAAAAGAATTAACAGAAGCTAATAAAGTGGCATAACTTTGATTCGCTCGGACCTTACGAATATTTTAATTATTGTACATGATACAATGAATGGACTACTCAATTTAAGGTTACCGACGGAGAAAGTTATAAACTTTGTTATAAAAATTAGGGCGGGCCTTGAGGCCTGCCCTATAATCTTTAAAATTTATTTTTACTAAGGAGAGTGTATATGACTAAAAGAATTTTATTTGATTTTAAAGATGATATACACTTTGATGGAAAAAGTTTGTATAAATCATTTGAAATCAAACATAGTCTTCTTTATGAGAAGTTAAATTATTTAACACCCTTAGATTCAGTTATCAATAAAATATATGAATATGATATGAAGTCTGCTGGATTTAGTGTGATAAAGAAATATAAACTATTATCTAAATCCGTAATAGCCGATTTAGAGAAAATGAATAAAAAATCACAAAGAGAAATGATAGGTATTCTTCAAATTAATAACAAAAAATTAAAGAAAGATATACCTAAACATATTAAACAAATAAGAAAATTATTTTTCGAAATGAATAATATACAAGAGCATGAAGTTCTTTCTATAAAGAATGATGCCATTTTTATTATAGGTCGAAAATTACGATATACGAAATTCGATGGGGTTGATTTTGTTATAAAGAATACTTATGACATATATCATCAAATCGAAAATTTTGAATGTTATTATAATAAGAGAGAGGAAAGACTAGATATTAAAGGAATCAATGATTCGACAGTAGAAGATCATATGAAAGGTATATGTACCTTCATTATGGACTGCTTCGATTATATTATTCTTGGTCGGTATGATAGTTTAAGAAAATATCTTAAACAATTCGCACAAGACTATAAATCTAGAAAACTTCCACTTATCTATTATAAAGAATTCAATCATATAAATAAGTATAGAATTCAATCTGAACTTCAGGATGAAGATCGAGAATATGTGCTCATATCTCCTCATTATGATAGTTCTGTGAAGGCAGATCTCAATATTGCTTTCAATTACCTATACTTCGTATTACCTATGATTAATCAGTATTTAACGTTCCATGTCCGTACTATTAGGAAATAAGGAGATCAGAGTATGTTATTTAAAAATGTAAAGAATCTAGATCAAGAGACACGATATCGCTTATATAATATCAAGTATATAATCAACTGTTTACTGTCCTTATCATCTTCTATTATATTTGCTTATTTATCTATAAGTAAAGCTATTATGATATTAACTAATACTAATAAAGAGACGGGTCTAGCTATTTTTATAATATCCTTAGCCATTCTTATTTTAAGTATGTTGGTAGGTATATTAACTTTATATTATCTAATCCATATAGATATTTCCAACGGTTATGGAGATGCTTATTTACGTATAACAGGAAAGGATCTTAAATAATGAAAAAATTAATTTTAACACTGATTTATTTATTAGCGGAAAAGGGAGAATAAGTATGTTAGAGAGAAATAAAAATTTTCTATATCTTATAGCATATATGTTCTTCATGCTATTTATCTATATCCCAGGACAATATCTCTTGGGATTAGTTTTTTATAAACATCTTTTACATAATAATTTTTTATTATTATACCCATCACTAACAGAAGATCAATTGCGTATTAGTTGTATAATAATTATTATGACTGTATGTAATATAGCAATACCTTTAATTATGCTGGGTATATTACGTAAAGAAACCCATTTATTAGAAAAGGAGAAGAATAATGATTAGTCAAGATAATATATTTATTATAGTAATAATAGCTTTTGTAATACGTGATATATTTCAATATATGATGAAACCAAAATCTCCATCAAAGATAAAATCTAAAAATATAATAGATAAACTATCTTTTGAGGAAGTGAATACTCTATTAATAGATAGGTTACAGATGTCTATATATTTATCATACAATGAAAATAAAATAACAACTATTTCAGAAACTAAAGAAGCTTATTTCCAAGCTATAGTTCTAACAAGAATTTATCTTCTATTAGGTGATAAATTTATAGAAGATTATGAAGGCTACTATGGATCCACTTTGGATGAGTATCTTAAAGGATTACTAAAATCATGGACATATAATGGTAACGTTGAGTACATTATAGAAGAAAAGAAGGGTGCCTAATGGCACCCATTTTTATTTTTTGATTTTTTGATGAAACTTTTTAAATTTAAGTTTCTTATTAGTATCAAATAAACCATTATCTGTACTAGATTTATATTTCTTACAATATTCAATATATTTCTCGATCTTAGCTCCATGACCAGATGTCATACCATCTAACCAATCTTCCATAAATAAATCTACTCTACCAAAAGATTGTTTAGCATGGATAAACATATGACTAATATGGAATGCTTTATGGGGAGTTTTTGCCATCATAACAATTTGTACATGATCTTTCTCATGTTCCATAAGAATATAATCAGCAACTAAAAAAGTGGTTATTTTTTCTTCACCTCTTTTAAAAAGTGCTCGTGTTATAATATCCGCTATATCGAATAAACCAAACATTGGACCATGATGCATTTCAATATCAACTTTCTCACCAGAGAGGTTTCCCAATATAGCACATCTATCTAAACCCTCTGATTTAAGTTTAGCTATATAAGATATATATCTTTCATCTCCCCGCACAATTTTTTCTACACCTTTTATAAATGATTCATAAGCCTTATAACCATGACCATCAAAGAAGAAAGCCTTATCCTTATATAAAGGAAGGAAGAAATCTTGGTCATCTGAAACTACTTGAATATTTTCCATATAATTATACCTCCTAAGTATATTTAAACAACTATATATAATAGTTCTGAAAGGAGAGAGGAACTAATGTTTGTACAAAATATGTATGATGATATACAACGCATGGTAAAGAGTTTAATAGTTAAAAGAGAGGACTTAGCAGCAGCTAAAGAAGATATAAATACTTTAAAATCTTATGATAAGTATTATTCCTTCTTAAATAATGTCGCATTTGATTTTATACAATTAGATGAAGATATATTAACAGAAGTGTTACCTACTTATACTATGGTAGTTAGTGCTCAAAGTAATAGATATACTATTCCTGAGGAATATTGGGATGAAATATATCGAAAACAAAAAGAAAGATATTTTGATAATTATGTAGAAGGTAATGATTATTATAGACAATTATATGGGTTACCTGATACAGTAGACACCTCTTATATTTATATAACTGATATAACGGGGGTAAGAACAGATGTCCCTATTCATGAATTAAATGATACTGAGATAGGTCTCCTATCTATTAGTGATAAGTTAGATGAATTAAAAACATTATATCCTAGTAGAGGGTATCTTAATTTTCTTGGACCTGAAAAGATTCATTTTCATACTGCAAGACAAACACCCAATTTCTATATATTAAAATTAGGTCCATCTTCAGATAGTATGAATGAAGAAATCTTTAGATCTGAATATCATAAAACATTAAAATTCCATATAGCTTCTATTTATAAGAAAGATTTATTCTTAACTAATGAAGTTTATGATGGAATGATAGGTATTATGATATTAGTTTCAGCTATACGTAATTCTCTAGCAACAGATCAGTCTTTAACATTCTCAGAAACTTTTATGAATAATATTCTTAAAGCTTATGGATTATATGCGGATTTTCATAATATGCCTACTACATATAAAAAGAGGTTAGTATTGAATATCGATAAATTGATATCTAAACAACATACTGATTCTGTATTGGTTAATATTACGGAGCTTTTTGGATATAATAATGTAGTAGCTAATAGATATTATTTAACTAAATCACATGCTAAAGATATAAATGGTAATCCTATATTCCCTAAATTAGGAGATGATTCTATTGATTATGATTCACAATATTCTTTAGAATTTGTAAAAGTTGATGTAAGTAAAACTTATGTAGATTTAGAAAATTCTACAAAGGTATCATATGAGAGTTTAACAGAAGATGACCCAACTTGGGTATATAGTGATATAACATCTTTAAAGAAAAGGGAATTCAATGTACATATGTCTAAATATATGTCTATTGAAGCTGCATATAATGTAACGGAATTATCTTACGAATTATCATATTTCTTAAATCTATTATTAGATACTAAAGACTATCATAAAGAGAAATATCCTAATATTCATAGTAGTACAGGATCGTCAGATATTTTTACGTATATTATTTTCATGCTTGCTACTGCAGCAAAGGTTAATGGATATGATGGGAACGTACCTCTATCTCCAGCATATATTGGTCAAGTATATAAGTTTGATTTAGATCAAATGGAGGAATCTTTACAAACTGTTATAGATACTTATAATTTACCCATAACTACTCAAGAAATAATGTTGAAGAAGCCAGGTGTAGCTTATAATAGTACAGATGATATTATTAATTTATATGTGGCTAATACGGCAATCTATGATAAAATTCATACCTTAAAAGAGAATACAGATGATTATTATGAATATGTAGGATATGATAATCTAATCACTTCTTTATTCGTAGCAGAGAATCTATCTAATATTTATACTAAGACAGATGAAACTATTGCAGAAACATATTATGAATTATTAATGGATATAGATCCAACATTAGCTAATATTCTTGATATAACAACAGAAACAGAATTGCCTTCAGTATATTTATATATCTTAGAAACTTTACAAAGTGTGTTTGATACAAATGTATTAAAATTCTTATTTATTAATACACCTGATATGAATGATAGTATTATCAGAACACATCTTAAAAATCTTATTGATAGATTTAAAGCACCAAAAGTTAAATTGGATAAGATAGATATTTATTTCCCAATAAATGAAGATTCCGCGGTACTTAGAGTTTTTGATATTGTACATCAGCAATTAAATAATGGTGTTATTGAGACTACAACCATAGAACACACATTACAAGACCATAGAGAATTTATAGTAACAGATCAAGTATTAACTTTATCTGATAGTCTCAAAACAATATTATAATAGGAGGTATCACAATGAAAACAAATATAGTAAGTGATCATACATTATATGATGGTAATAAAATATTAGCTAATGAAGGCGGTATAGGACAAGAAGGTATTGTCCATGAATCTTTCTATGATGGGGAAACAATGTTTACTCATAATACGGTTTATAAAAATAAACTACTTTTAATAGGTAGAACTTTCCTCATTGAAAAAGCTAATAATGTTAGATCAAATTTTAGACCAACACCAATAGATCAGGATCTAAGTGTTTCTGCAGTAGAAGATATCGATATATCTATAGCTAACTTAAAGGAAGAGGAAGTTATAGGTTTTGTTATTGGTACAGGAGGATCTGGTGATACGAGGAATACTCTTAAAGCTGTAGAAATACATCATAAAAATGTACCAGATCAAATACCTTTCCGAGTAATTGATATGGATACTGAGACGGATTTAACTGGATCTGAAAGAGCTCAATATTTCTTAAGAAAAGTTGTAGATAATAAAGCTTATTATTATGGTAAAGTAATTACAGCCAAGGAAATAAAAACAGTATTTGCTAATAGTATAGAAGTTCCTGCAGATGTTCATAATCAATTATCACCTGATGAAATCCTTAATTATATTGAATATCAAATAGATATTTCTGATAAAGATGTTAGAGAATATTTCCTTGATAGTGAAGGTAGTGTGAATAATGCAAGATTTAATTCAATAGGTTTGGTAACAGGATATCCAGTAACTCTACCAGATACTAATATTGAATATCGTAATGTAAGATGTAATACTACCTTAAATACCGATAATATTGAACTTAGAAATGCTTTATCAACAGCAACTTACCGATATCAATATCTACTTAAGTAGGTGATACTATGAAAGGTAGAGATCTTAGAGGAAAAGATGCTGAAAAGATATTTTTTGAAATATTTGAAGAAGATAATTATAAGTTGACAAGAAGTAAATTAATTAAATTATTCTCACGAACTAAAAAAGGTCCACCTAGATATGATGGATCGGATATCATATCAATTGGACCAGAACAGTATAAGGATATTAAACCTAACTCAACTACAACTATAGGTATCTTTATATTCAATAAATTACTTATAGAACATATGGATGGTTTTGGTTATATTAACAAAGTCGCTGATAAGAAATTAATAGGTAAAGTATATGATGGTATAGCATATTTACTTCTAGAAGGAATTCTTAAACCTTTACCTGTATTTACTTTCATAGATAGATTCGAATATCTATTCGGTGGACCATTATCACATATAATTAATCCATCTATTGATCTAAGTATCATGTCTTTACCACCTTCTACTCGTAAGCTTAAAGATAAATTATTCACTGATAATTTTGATGAATTAGAAGATGGTAATATTGTTTTAATGGCTCAGTTAGAAAAACAAATTACTGATCATGCTTATGAACAAATGAAGAAGATTGATTCACCGGCTTTAGCTTTCTATGAATCTGGTTGTGGTTTGGATATTTATAATCATTTTAAATCGACATTTATCTCAAAAGGTCCCGTATTAGATAACACGGATCCAGATGGTAAGCGTTATAGAATCGTAAGAAGTAATTATGATGACGGTATATCAAAGGAAGATGTTTCCGCAAATAATGATTCTTTTGTTACTGGTGCGTATGCCAAAGGTAAAGGTACTGGTATATCAGGATATTCTACTAAGAAATATTATAGTTTATATCTTGATTTAACTTTAGATGAAAGAGGATCCGATTGTGGCACGAAGAAATATATTGAAGTCCTAGTTACTCCTGAGAATATAACTGATTTAGGTAAATATAAATATATTATGGAAAATGGTAAACCTAAATTATTAACACCAAAAACAGTTACATCTTATTTAGGCAAAATAGTTAAACGTCGTTCTCCAGGACTATGTGAAACAAAGGGTACTGAGTATTGTAATATTTGTTATGGTGATATGCCATATAGATTAGATCGAACTCATGTAGGTGCTACATTCCCAGTAATACCTAATTCAAGGCTAAATGCTTCAATGAAGAAGTTCCATGATAGTACGATTAGATTAAGAGAAATCAAATTAGATGAATTAACGAAGTTTATGTATTTAAGTAAATAAAACAAGGACCTTCGGGTCCTTGTTTATCTGTCTCACAGTATATAGTGTGTATATATTATAATAATAGAAGAAATTAACTTATATTATACTAGGAGGAATAAAATTATGTCTAAAGAAGATAAATGTTATTGTGGAAAGAAATGGTCTAAATGTAAAAAAGAAGACTGTAAGAAATATTGTAAGAAAGAAGGATTAGAAAAACCTAAGAAGAAAAAGAAGAAAGGGTTGGGTATATAGATTATGGATAATACATTACCTCGAATATTATTAAGAATGTTTAATACATCACAAACATCATTAACACTTGATGAGTTTTTAAATAAATCTAAGAATGATATCGATATATTTATAAGGTGTATTAATAAAGAAGGATTGGAAAAGTCTAAGAAGAAAGATTGCGAGGACTAACAATGGATACCACACATATTATAGTATTAGCTATATTAATTAATTTCGGAATTAATATAAATCTATACGTTAAACTATTAAATGATACAAATTATTCTAAAGTATATCTATACCCAATAATTATTTATAATGGATTATTGATAGGTATTCTTTTAAGATACTTTCATGGATAAATTATTTAGGAGGAATATAATTATGAATAAGAAAGAAAAGAAATTATCCAGACTATCAAAAATTGGTGATCGTGAACTTGATATAGTAGAAGGTGAAAGTGCTTATGGTGGTATCCGTCCACCATTTACCAAACGTGGTCGTATTCGAAACCAAGTTTTACAAAATAAACAAGACACAAATACCAGAAGGATATTAGGATTACCTATTAGAGACACTTTATATAGTAAACGTAAACCAGGTGAAGGTCAACTAGCTAAAGGATTAACTACTATTGAGAAGGTTAGAGAAGAATATAAAGAGCTTTGGGAAGTATATGAGCATATCTATTATCGGGTAGCTCTAAAAGCTTGGTTATATCATTCTGAAAGTAGAAATAGGAATAATAATCCCCCATTTACTTTTAGTAATTATGAAAATCATATGGAGGCCTGGTTATTTATTGAGCAAATTGAATTAGGTATGATTAACTGCGAAGGTATAGGGACTAAAGAGGAAGTTATTGAATTCTTGAGAAACTGGAGATAAACGTATGAAGAAGAAAGTTATGATTATTATAAAAGATAGTAAACGATATTTATTTAGTAGTGAAGCTGGTAAGCATTTTACTGATGATGAACTAATCATCTTTATGAAAAATAAAGCAAGAATCAGATTAGAGTTTGTTAGAGATCCTCACAAATATACTTTGAAAGAAAGAGATTTTCAAATTATGTGTGATTACTTAAATTTCAATAAGATATATAAGACTACAACTTACATGAACTTGGTGGAAGAGTATGAATTAAGTATATCTCGATTATGTACTATAGTGTATAGATCGATTATGAGAACTAAAGGTATTATGAATAATATGGAATTAATCAAATAATATTATCAATCTAGGAGGAATATAATTATGAAAAAAGATTTATTAATATTTAAAGATGATGTAGTGATAGGTATTAGAGAAGAATTTAAAGATGAAGTTAAATGGGGATGGATCAGTGAATACCAAGAACTATCAGAAGATTTTATTAGAGAATTTAAAGATGACGTTATTTGGAAATGGATTAGCGAATGTCAAACTCTAACAGAAGATTTTATTAGAGAATTTAAAGATGACGTTATTTGGAAATGGATTAGCGAATGTCAAACTCTAACAGAAGATTTTATTAAAGAATTTAAAGATGAAGTTGATTGGCAGGTTGTTAGTATGCGTCAAGAACTATCAGAAGATTTTATTAGAGAATTTAAAGATAAAATTGATTGGGCTTGTATTAATCGATATCAGAAACTTTCAGAAGACTTCATTAGAGAATTTAAAGATGAACTTCAGTGGAGAGATGAAATTAGTAAGAGAAAGCTTACCTACAAAGAACACATAGAACCATATAATCCATGTGAGGATGGGGTAGATAGATTCTTAGAGACTTTAAGTAAAGATAAACCTTTCACATATAATGAACTAGTAGAATCTAAGTGTGAAACATCTGATATCATTTGGTTTATTTTTAAGAATAACTTAATTTAGGAGGAATATAATTATGAAAAAAGTAAAAGCGTTAGACGTAGTAAGGTTCGATAGTTTATTATTAGAGGAAACCACTTATTCAAGTGGTATGAATGTATTATATCGAACTGAAGTTAATGATGTTAGTTTAACATTAGAAACATTTATTGGTAAGTTTAAAGAACATGTCCAAAGATATCATCCTGTAGAGTTCATTAGAGAAATCGAAGTTACAGACAAAGTAGATACTCTATTCGTAACTGTTAGATATCGTGGTGGTATAGGATATGAGTTCTTCTATTCACAGAAGAAGAATAAATCATATAAGAGAGAAAGTACTTTACATCCACAAATAAGTGTAGCTGCGTTTAGAGAATTATTTGATAAAGAAATATATAAAACAAATGAATTTACCTATGTTGAGTCGGATGCAGTAGACGTCTATAAGAGAGTTGTTATGTCTTATCTGCATAGATATCCTAATAATTTTCATTCTATGATTAAAGATTATGAATTAAAAGATCTTTGTAAATACTTTACCTTATTTGTAATGGATTTTAATCCCAGAACAGCTAAAGATATAAGAACAAATGATCTTAAAGGATGGAAAATGATGCAGATATATAATAAGAATCAATTAACTCTACATGATATCATCTCTTCAGTATATCCTAATATTAATCCTTGGGAGTTGTTAAAGACTACACGAGGAACATTTGATAAAGAGTCTATGCGTCAAAAAGCTATAGACTTTTATTTTGGTTATTTAGATGTAGAAGATATAACTTCTACTCAACTAGTTGCAAAGATACCTTCAGTGGCCAGTTATTATTCTAGTAATAAAATTGGTATTAGAGAAGTTCGTATGAGAATTGAATTTTGGAGAAATGAGAGATCTTACTGAAGAGTATCCTGTTAGGAGATAATATTTATGGATGATAAAATATGTGTAGAATGTAGAGATAAAGCTATGAACTTTTGTTCACATTGTAAATGTTGGGTCTGTGATGATTGTTACGATGATCATCATACCCGAGGATTTTGTACGAAGAATAATTATGTAGATATAAACTAGGAGGAATAAAAATATGATTTTAATTAAGTTATATTTTAAAAGATTATATTATACTATAAAAGATATCTATATTAAATGGAGAAATAAACAGGCATCATTTTTAGTAGATATAGTTATAAAAGATATAGGTTATCTGATTTCTGATGAGGGGTATATTATTAGTGGTATTATACCAACCCAGATAAAAACCGCAAAAGGATACGTTCAAAATACTTATATTCCATCAGAAGCATCCTATGGTGTCATAAAAACAAAACGTCTTGAAGTAATGGATTATCTACAAGTAGAAAATATGATTCGTAATGCTTATAAGTTTGAGAAAACTTGGAAGACTCAGGAAGATATAACTTTAGCAGATTGGATAAAATTATTCCCAGAGGATATCTTCGAAATATCAGAAGGGTGCTTTTCTGATCAAGAAGATTATGTTATATACACTATACCGGGTATAGTATCTTTCCAGATATCTAAATCCATAGCTAGAGTTCGTTTTGATCCAAAGGATAGAAATTCTAACTGGGAAAATATCTCAGGTAAACTACCTAGAATATCTTATATTAATATAAAATTAATGAATTTAAAACATGAATTAGATACTAAGGAGGAATAAAATTATGAAGTCACAGCACATACCAGGTCTAGTATTAAATTCTATCACTTCTCAGCATATTGTTGATTATATTGATAGAATTTATTATGAGGAAGTAGAGAAATTCTTACTGTCCACTATTAATATAAGACCAAGTATTGAAGAAATTACTGAAAAAGTATTATATGAATTACTTTGGTCAACACCAGAGATAATTACTTTTAATCTTCTTATTGAAGTATCAAATAGTATGGGTATCATCAGTACTAAGAGGATTATTAGTGAGGCTTTATGTAATTTCGAAACAACAACAGTTAACTTAAAAGATAATGATTTACAATATAAAGCTTTCATGAATCTATATGAAAGTATAAAGAATATGGAATCATTAGAGACATCAATGTATCTAATAAAATATATATCTGAAAGAATAGATATTAGTGGTGTCGCAGTTCCTTTCCTGCACCATATTATCAGACATGATGAAGGATTAGAACTGTTTACTGATTTCCATAAAACATTAATTAATAAATACTTTGATTATACAGGAGATTTACCTAAAGAAGAGGATGGGGATTTTATTAAGAAAGTCCATGATCAACGGTATAAAGAACCTGAAGAAAATCCAGAAAAACCTACTACAGGATGGCAAAAGATTAAGAAGATGATATCATTATAATATCATCTTTAAAATAATGAGGGCAATTCGCCCTCTTATTTTTTCCTGTATATATTATAATATTGATATAAATTAAACTATTTAAAAGGAGGAATAAATTTATGGGTTATAGTTTTTGGATATTAATCCACGATGGTTATGAAGGGGGATTACATTTAAAGAATCCCCGAATGTTTATAGATGAAAGAGGTAACAATAGTTTCTCTTATACATCAAAAAAAGAAATGAGTAATAAGGCTTTAAAAATATTACAAGAGAATGGTATTGAAAACTTTAAGGTTATAACTAGTGACGATAAAGTTATTTCAAATAAACTTCATTTGGAAAGACTTTATAAAACTACTTTAAAATATTAAAAGGAGAATATATCTAATGAATACAACTATCAAAACTCTTAAGAAATACGATCCATCATATACACCTATTCCTGTATTAAAGTTTTATTTAGATGATGGATTTAAAGAAGTTTATACCAAAGAAGCTGAAATTATTGAAAAATGTCTTCTTTTAGAAAAATTAGATATTAAACAGACTCGAGTATTTACTAAATTTAGAGAATATTCAGGGTTTGTTTTGATGAAGGCTTTTCAAAAATTAGAGAAGTATCTTCAAGATAATAAAAATACCGCTATCAAAATTAGAATATTTATGCTAGATAGATCTTATTTAGAGATATATAGTTGCTCAGATTTACATATTGGATCAATCCCATATGTAAAAGATCCTACAGTTTGTGTAAAGGAGCATTTAGGTAAAGTATTATTAAATACTGACATTAGTTATGATGTGGATGAAAAAGATATTAAATCATGTCATGTTAATTTCAAAATTACCTCATGTGAAAATATTGAACTAACTGACGATATATGTGAAGAAATACTTATTGAAACCTCTACATCAATGAATGATATTTCAATCATGGCAGCTACTTCTATGTCTATCATCAAACAACCTATGTCATCGAGTATGTTTCCTACGAAAGCTCGAAAAGCTAAAGATCCCAATGAGGTCTAAAATATCAATGAAGGAGAATCTATTTAATGAATAGAGAAAATTTCCCAGAAGGTCACAAAATAAATAGAGATAACTATAAACAGTTTAAGTATGAACCGGACGAAATTATATTTAGACCGAGAAGAAAGACCGCATCTTTTGAAGTACGACCGATTTCATTGGATAAAAGATGTAAACAAAGATTAGCATCAGGTGAATCATTTATGATTACAAATCCTGATTCAACAAATACTAAAAAAGAGAAAACCGCAGGAGGAATACATTCACCTAAATTTGGTCCAGATATGTTTAATCCAGATATACGTGAATACTCTTGTCCAAAAGGTTGTACTGTTGGTGCAATTAATGAGGGTAAAGTATGTATTACCTGTGGTGGTGTTGTTAAGTTTGTTGCTGCTAATATGGATAAAGAAGCTTACATAGATATAGCCCCATATCATGTATTAACTTATCATGGATGGAATGCAATGTCTAAAGAAGTTAAAAATTTCAAAAACGTATTAAAGAATAAGAATAAACATTCAATAGATAGATCAGGTAAGCTTATTGTAAGTGGTGATATTAATCTATTGACTCTGTATGATGATTATGATGAACTATATGCAGATAAAACTGGAATGCCTAAATCAATAGCATTCACTAGTAAGATACCTGTTATTTCTGCAAATCTAAGACCATTGGTAAGAAGTGGTTCTAAGATGACAGTATTCCCTATTAATAAAACATATGAAAATCTAGTTAAACTCGCAGATAATTTAGAGATAATGGTTCTAATGGATAATGTAGAAAATGATCTACCTAAGATTAGAATTATTACAGAGATTCAAGAATGTTTTACAGAACTATGGGGAGAGTTTGAATTAGCTGTAAGAGGAAAGACAGGATTATTTAAGAAGTATATTAGTTCTTCAAGATTAGATTATACTTGTAGAGCTGTTATTGCTTCAGATCCATTCTTGAAATTACATGAAGTAATAGTACCTTATCAAACTATGCTAGAATTATTTGAAGAAGAATTAGTTTCATTTATTATGCAAATGAAAAAGATTAATCTTACTCAGGCATATGATTTCTTTATGAGATCACGTAATCATATTAATAAAGATATGCTGGCAATCATTAATATCTATTTGAAAACTCAAGAATCTTGGGTAATCATTGATAGAAATCCTACTATTAAATATGGTGGAATTCTTTATATGAAAATTAAAGGTTGTCATAAGAACTTAAAGAATAAAACAATGTTGTTACCTCATGGTATTCTAGTATTACAAAATGCCGATTTTGATGGGGATCAAGAAACAATCACTGCACAGAAATTAGCCGTAGATTCGCCATACTCATATCACAATCTATTTAAATTAGTTTTCTGTCCAATCTATATGATTATAGATAAAGCTACAGGAAGATTCAATAGATGTATGGCTCCTAAAAAGGATAAATTGGCCATGTTGTATGAAATATATGATATATCTAAAATGCTTACTCACATAAATTCTATTGAAACTAAAACATGGGATACTAAAGATCCATATGTTGCTAAATATAATAGAATTATGGAGTGTCATGATAATACTAGTCCAAATGAGGATAGTACAGAATGGTTAGATATTTATGATGAGGCTTCAGAGAAATCTAAGTCTATGGAAGATTATATCTATAGTGGTGATGATGTTATTGATTTAGATCTAGAAGATTACGATGGAGAATAAAATTTGTTATGATGGACGGATTCTTTTATATTTTACGGATCCGTCTCTTCAATATCTCAATGATTCCTTATATCCTATAACTGAGGATATAATGATAGCTCGTAATGATGATATAGACAATGCAGTATATACCACTCTATGTGTATTAGCTAATAAAGACCTTCCTTGGGATATGAGAGTTATAGGAGAAAGCACGGATGCTATAAAAGATGTTATGGCTTTTCATAATATACCTTATTCTCACCCTGGTTATGTTTTTATAGATGGTATATGTGATACTTTAGTAATAATTGATTAGAGTCCTTAGGGACTCTTTTTATTTTTTTTATTTATTAGGACATTTCAATATAGAGAGGTGATATTAAATGTCAGATACAATATTGGGATACCCCCTACCATTAAAAAAAGAATCTAACAAATTTGGTAATATAGTTATAGCAGATAAAACATTTAATGTACATTGCACATTAAGTAATAGTTTATCTATCTTTGAAGAGTATTATAAGAAAACATTTTTTCCACATGATTATTTCAGAACAGTTTGGAAAAACACTCAACATGAGTTTAGAACAAAAGTTAGAGCAATAAGAGGTATAAAGAATAAACCCATCTTATTTATAAATACTGATATTGAATTAGATACAGAATCTTTCCAATCTACAAAGTATATGCCATCCCATCAAATTTACGATACTAATCAAAATTCATTTTTAGGATCATATTCTATACCCTTATTAACTATCAATGATTTAAGTATATCTTTTAATAGTAATTACTACTATTCTGATTTCGAGTTATTAATAGTAGAATCATCTTATAGAAAAATGCTTAATACTTATAATCATTTAGTACATACTAGACGTATGGGACAGAATGCTAAATATACTATTGAAAGAAAGATTAAATCGGAAATACCTCGCATTTACATTAAGCATATAGCACGTACCGAGGGATTAGATGTTAAATCAGATCAATTTTTAGATTTATTGAACTCTCATTCAAACCACCCTATAACAAGGATAGATAGAGTGAATGGTAACTATGATTTTTATGCTAATTTAATTATAGATATCCAAGTGGATTCATCTCAGATTCCATCAAAAGAGAATTTCAATAGAGATCAAGAATTAGAGGATGCTCATAGAGTAACGGATATTATGAGATTTAGATATCCTATACCAGTTAAATATTTCCTCACTTCCAGTTCAACTATTACTGAGATAGTTGCTAATCAATTAAAAGAATCTTTCAATGAGACAGAAACTATAGAACCTGTGACGGTTGAAGAACCTTATTTTATTTCTGAATATAAGGAGACTGAACCTTCTCCAGATAAATATCCTGGATTCATATTAGCTCGAACACTACAAGTTCAGTTTGATAATGTTGATGAGTATCTAGATTATTTTACTTTGGTAGACTATGAGGAATGGATTAAGAATGCTATAAAAGCAGTTTATCCAAATGATGTAGGTTTAGAGAGTGGATTGAAAGTAGATATCTATGCTAATGGAACTATATTAGATGAAGGGATATCTTCTACAAAATTGAAACCTTCAATCTTTGATCCAGAAATAACATATGATTTCCATATTTATATTAATATGGGTGACGTGAATGATTATCTTAATGATCTTAAATTAGATTAAAAATAACACCGGCATAAAGCCGGTGTTATTCTTTTCATTATTATGATAGTTTATCTTGGAGATCAGTAACAGTTTTAACTACATCATCAGAATATTTATTAATCAGATTAGTTACAACTATACGAATTCCATTCTTGACAACATCTTTTCCAAGACGATCAATTAATACATTTGCTTCTAGATATTTGAGAGAATTAAGAATAAGATGTTCCATAAGCTTATCTAAAACATCTTCAATAACATCTTCAATTGAATAATCTTCTGGAGATAGGTTAGAACCTATTATAGCTTCAGCTGTGAATACAATTAATACATCAGACATAGTTAGAACAGAGTTAACGAAAGAATACATTTCTTCCATAACATTATTCATTATATCTTTAGCATCTTCTCCCTCTTTCTTTGTAAAAGTCTTTTTAGCTAAAACATAAGCACCAAATAAGACACAAACGAAACCTACCACAATTAATACATTTACGAAATTTTCCATTTTTATTCCTCCTTTATTATAATTTTGTTACAGAGGTAGATTTAAACAATATAATAAGATATAATATCAACAAAGAGCAAAGAAGGAGGTCTAATTATGTTGACTTATACATGTCTATGGATAATATCTTTTATGGGTTCATTAGTCGCTGAGATTCTACCTAAGGATAGACAATATTATAATAAAGATATTAAAGATACATTGTTTAATGTATTAAAAGATTTATTATCATCAATATTACCTACACTAATAACAGCAGTTTTATTAGATATGTTTGGAGAGAAATTTCCAGACTCAGTATACCTATTAATAACTTTTATATTAGGTTTATTAGGTAAGGAATTAACTTGCTACTTATCAAATTACTCTAGTGTATCAGAAATGATTAAAACCCTATATGATAAATTCGGGTATTATATAGATGATACCTTAGAAAGTTTTGAAGAAGAAGACGACAATGAACGCACAGGATAACTCGACCATTAGGTCGGGTTATTTTTTGTCTCATGAGACATATGTTGTATATATTATATTTATAGAAGATAAAAGACTTTAAGGAGGAATAAAATTATGAATGAAGTAATTACAACCCCATGGGGTACAGAAATTAAATGTTTACAATCTGTAATGGATAATATTTTAGAAAGAGTTTATATTGAAAGAAAAGAGGGTAAATTGATTCGAGCTGAATCCAGATATGGTGTAGCTAGATTTGATAATACTGAAAGAATGTATCAGTATATTGGATATGGATCATCAGCTGATGAATTTATGTATTATGATCAAGAAACCATAAATAATATGTATGATACAAATTGGATGATCCATGTTGCTAATATGCGAGATAGATTCCAAACAGGAGAATTTATTAAAATATATAGAGATGATTGGTTTAGAGCTAAATCTATCTATTTAGATTCTCCTCTTGGTTTAACAAAACTTCGTTATCATTATAATAATAAAAACCAATTAAGAACAGTATCTATTGAAAAAGATGGAAAAGATCTTATTAGATATATCACTTGGTTTTATCATCCTGATGGCTCTTTAAAAGAAGTTATTAGTAGGAAAAGAGATTCATATAGAAATCAATTGAAAATAAACCATCGTGTTAAATATGATAATGGTAAAATCTGTATGAGAGAAACTGTAGTAGTATAAAATATTAATTATTTAGGAGGAATAAACTTATGAATAATTTTCTGGATAGAGATATCTCAGAAATGGCTTTTGATCGGAGAGTATTAGATCAAATCAATAAAGATATACCGTTAGGAGAAAAACTATTCTTTATAGGAGTAACCTTTTCTAACTTAACTGAATTTTGTATGTCAAGATATCCGAGAAAAATAAAACCTTTAGATGAAGATGATCCTATTAAAGGTGACTTATGTAATGAGATCTTAGATGTTTATGAATCAGCTTCAACTGCTTTTGATAAACTAAATGATGAATATCATCTTATACGAGATCTCAATAATATCTCAAAGAAAAAGAAATCAAAGATAGAAGATTATTTTAAGAAAGATATCTATCCTACATTGCAACCAAAGTTAGTACATGATTCAACTAGACTAGAACCTAAGTCTAATGAGATATGTATTTTCGTTGAAACAGTTGATGAGGATGATGAGGTTTATTATCATAATATAGTAATACCTCAAATGGATGAAAGATTTATAAGAATAAAGAAAGATACAAATATCTACTTTATTGAGGATATAATTAGACATCATTTAGATTATATCTTTAAAGGTTATAAAGTAAAGAAGTATATCACTTATTCAATTCAAAGATCATTTAATTTAATCTTTGGTGATGAAGGTGATGGTATCGAAGATTTAGTAAAGAAATCTCTTAGAAATATTAATAAAGCTTGGATAACTAGATTAGAAGTAGATTCATCTGCTCCTAAATCTATTTTAAAAGTTTTAAAGAATTATCTATCATTAACAGATGATACAATCATCATAAAAGAAAAATTCATTAGATTATCTGACTTAAAAGATTTTCCGATGAAAACTTTAGATGTTATAGATAGTCCTAGGAAATTTAAGAGATATAATCCTTTTCCAAAGAATAGATCTATCTTCGATATAATTAAAGAAGAAGATCAATTAGTGTATCATCCTTATGAATCATTTGATGATACTGTAGGAAGATTAATAAAAGATGCAGCTAGAGATTCAAATGTAATATCAATTAAGATGACCATATATCGTGTAGCTAGAAAATCAAAGATTATCAAATATCTTTTGGAGGCTGCAGAGAATGGTAAAGCTGTAACAGTAATGGTAGAACTTAAGGCTCGTTTTAATGAAGTAGATAATTTAAACATATCAAGACTCATGCGGGAAGCAGGGATTGATATTATCTATTCTGATGAAACTATTAAGACACATGCTAAGATGTGTTTAATTACTAGAAAAGAGAAAAGTAAGTTACGTATATATTCACATATTGGTACAGGTAATTATTCTGAAGTGAATTCTAAATCATATACTGATTATTCATATTTCACTAGAAATAGTACTATAGGTGAAGAACTTACTGAATTCTTTAATACTATAACAGGTTCATCAAAGAAGATTGAAGCTACATCATTCTTACATGCACCAAAAACTTTACGTAAGAATATAGTTAGTTTAATTAAAGAGCAAATAAAACTAGCGGAAGATAATAAACCTGCACAAATAATTATGAAGTGTAATGGTTTAACAGATGAAGATACTGCTGATTGGTTATACAAAGCTTCTAAAGCCGGAGTAAAGATTACTCTATATGTAAGAGGAGCTTGCATTATCAGACCAGGAGTTAAAAAGTTATCAAAGAATATTGAAATATATTCAATCATTGGACAGTACTTGGAACATTCGAGAGTATATGTTTTCGGTGATAAACATGATAAAGTTCTTATAGGTTCATCGGATATGATGACTAGGAATTTATCAAATCGTAATGAACTACTTATGTACATAAATGATCCTAAATGTAAATCAATAATAATTAAACATTTAGATTATTTCAAGAAGGATACTTGTAATAAGTATAAGATCTTAGATGATTATAACTTTAAAAAGACTAAATCATCTACTGAATATGATGTGCATAAGAAATTGATTAAAGATGCAAAGAAAAAGAAAGAGACCCAATAGTGGGTCTCTATATTATTTTTAGGAGGATATTATGGGACGTTTAAAGAATATAAATTTAAGAAAAAGATTTTGGGTATTAGTAAATGATCCAGAGAATAAGAATTTTGGTATAAATACTATTGTGATGGCTTTTAATAATGGTGACAATGTAACAATCACACCACATATTAAAGATACTATTATTGGGAGTAAACGTATTCAGATCGTAGATAAACAAGTTGGTGATGTATACGAAGTAGATACCATTGTTTTACCTTTATCTGAAAAGAGTATCTCTGATGATATAGTAAGAGCTATTCAATCAATCGTTAATGATATTAATTTAATTACTACATAAAGGAGAAATATAATGGATACTATATTCGATTTATTTGATGAAAGTATAGACTTTCCTTCAAAAGAATTGTGTGAAAATTTACCACCAGTAGGAACCTGTTATGTTTATGTGGGATATGATTATGTAAATAAACATAGACAGAATTTAATACCATTTTATGCCATAATGTTAAATAGATACTCAAAAAATTTTCAAGAAGCCAAAAAGAATTTAAATATAAGATTAAAAGAAGATAATGTAGATTTAACCGATTGTAATGGTCTAGATGACTTTATTCTTTTAATGGAAGATGAGCATCAGTACTACTATGTCTGGTTAGATTTTGATGTATCTGATTGTGTTATAGGTGTATTGTCTAAAGATAAATACACTAAAGTGGACCTAATAAAAGCATTAACCCTTTGGTTGAATAATTGGGATAATATCAAAGATAGAGACTCTTTACCAGAGAAAGGATATATTATTCCTATTGAACAATTACAGACAGGAGAAATATATTTCTATAATAATCCCAATGATAATAACTAGGAGGAATACATTTATGAAAATCAATAACTTAGAAATACAAATCATTCCGGTGATGATTACGGATCACCAATTATCTTTAGCAACAAGGCATAATAAACTTAATGAAGAGTTTATGGTTGAACCAGAAATACTTACAATGTCTTTACAAGATATTAAATCTTTAAAGATATTAAATTCAATCTTTAATGTACAAATAGATCATATGCCTCATATAGTTAAACTGTCTAAAAAGAAGATGGAATTAAATGTAATTAGGTATGATGCTGGGTTGATTCATCGAAAGAATCTACCTACAAAAATTATTGATATAGGTAATATACCTTTAGATGATATAGAAACAATGAAATCTAAGGTACCTAGAACATTCTCATTATATTGTGAAATAGAAACATATGATGGAAAGTTTTATTATTTAGATGAATCTAAAACAACCTATGCCAGTCATGTGTTAACCAATATCTTAAACATTTATCAGGAAGAGAGGGCTGTATAATGTATAATATACAATTCGTATCATTCTTTAAAATGCAAGAGCCTATTGTACGAATACCTTCTCGTAAGAAATTGGAAGATTTATCTGAGTATCTAAGTCCTGAGTTAATAGATGTTCCTTTATCAAGTATTAAATCTATAAAGTCAGGAGAAATTAGATTATCTACTGTTGATATGGGTCTTGAGTCTTTAGAGAAATTTAAAGAGATTATTAAATTAGAAATAGCTTTAATGGAAGATAAATATATGAAAGGTATTATTTCGAGAAATAATATACCGAAAGATTATCGTAAATGGGCTAATACCACATTACTCACTATAGATAGAACCCTTCCTGGTAATCTGTATCTTCGTTCAAAGATAGAGATGAATGATGGGACTATATATTATGCTATGACTAATGTGACAACTATTGCTACTCAGTACTTAAATCTTTTGATTTTAAAAGCAAATGATAAATCATAAAAGAGACTTCGTCTCTTTTTTTTGTTTTAACCAAACAGGGAACATTCTCATATAAAAGGAGGAACTTATAATGATACAGAATTCAAACCATCCTATATTTTTACCTGTTGATTTTTATAATATACCTTGGAGGAAATATGAAAATCAATTACATGTCAAACACTTATCTTTACCAATACCTGACGAAAAATATCAAGCTTTTGCTTCTGACATATTATGTGGTAATGGATTTACTTTTGTAGCACATTATGGTTTAGATGTTTATAATGATGCAACTAATTATCAAGCGGGTGTAATTGTAAGACATTTTAATACTGCGACTAAATGTTTAGTATTTCATGATGAGGGATTATATCTAGTAGATCAGGATGAAGTGACATTACCCACCACCAATGAATTTACCGTTATGCTACTTCCTCTAGATATAAAAGTTACGGAAACCAATGATACTATTATAGAAGAAGATTACTTAGTGCTTTCTAACTTGGGTGTTATTTTAGATGGAACTGATAATCTAGATGGTACTTACACATATCCTGCTGGAGATAAATTTGTTCTTCATTCTAATGTATTTAAATTACTACGAGAGGATACCTTAAATCCTACAACTATACCTAAAGATAAAGCGCCTATAATGATCTTTGGTAAGAATGCTAGTGATCAGATATTGTTTGGAGAATTTGATTCAACCCCATATAGTAATCTTAAAACCGACCGAGTTACAGAACATGTTTATCATGCTTATAATAATCTAGCTGATGATGTGGCTGTAAAGAATTATATCTTTTACAGAGAACTTGATGTGACTTCAGATTTACCAGGATTATCTTATATGGATACTATTACCACATTAACTGATATAAATAATGATGCTAATATATCATTAAAAGTTAATCCTAAACTAGAAATAGATGGATCCGAAAAACAGACCATATTACCTTGGTCTGGTGATGTCGCGAATCATATACTATTGAAGAATGTTTTATCTCGAGATATCTTTTTTCTAGACTATTTAACCCTCTATAGAAAAGAAGAGCGACCTATTATATCAGATATTAAATATCCTTGGCTTAAATATAATGTAGTAACAAAACAAAATGTTCCTTTTACTGAAGAGGAGTATAAAGAAACACCAGGAACTTTTACACACCACGCAGTATATAATCAATCACTTATCTTAAATGCTAATGAAATATCTTTCCCTAATAGTCCACCTAAATATAATCCTGTGTATATTACAGATTATTATTTAACTGATTATAAAGAAATTGTTGATGGTAAAACAAAACTATCAGATTTTACAGGATTAGAAATACTTGGTCGAGATAATATGTATATCGATCTTGGATCCCCTCCTCAAGATAATCCTGATTGGTGGATTGAAATAGAAGGGAATCATCCCACAACATCTGGCTCTAGATGGAATGGTTCTAGAGATAATGGTGGTGATCAACGATTTGCTTGGGGAATAAATGATAATTACTGGTATTTTGGTTATAAAGATAATGGTCATACTACGAATATCTTAGCTGATACAGATAATCATATATTTAAGATTACTGGTGATGGTAAAATGTATATTGATGAGGTATTGATTGAGGATAAATCTACAGTAACGGGATCATTATCCTCGAAAAATTTACACATGTTTCAAATAAACTATAGTTCTGTAAATAATCATGATTTTAATTTAAAAGGATTTAAATTACACTTACCTACAGGTGTAACTTATACTATGTCTGATAAAATAACTGATGACTATAAATTATTATTAGTTCCGGATAATATGACATCTGATATAATTACTCTCCAAGTAATAAATCCTACAGCAGAACCTGCTATTGAGAATACGAGTGTAACTAGTATATTAAAAACAAATGGATATACTATCAATGATATACATCCTATAATAAATAATGACCAAGATCTTATGTCATCAGATATTATATTGGATGGTATTTATAGAAGAAGTCCTTGGGAAACAAATTATTTTGGTCCAGATATTACCTTTAATGAAATCTCTGATAATATTTTAGATATTGATGGAGTAGTTTCTAATTGGAAATATACTGTAGATTTAAATTACTTTGATGTAGAACTTAATACCGACTATGTTATTATCGTTGATGGTGTAAAAGATACTAATTGTCGCGGTTTAATAAGATGTATTCCTGTTAATAATAATGATAAACCCAGTCTAGCCGAAGTATATCTTAATGACATAAGATCAGAAATACGTTTTACTGTCAATTCAGGAAGTTATGATAAATTATATATGCTTTATTATCCAACAGATCCGGATTCAACTGAAAGTAATATGAAAGTGTATTCTGTTAAAATATATAAAGCTGATTTATTTGGAGACCCTATGGTTGATACACCACCAGCTTCAGGTCAAGTAGTTATAGGTAATAGTTATTATACAGATTACTATGAAGACCAAGCATTAACTTCATTAATATCGAGAGGATCATATATACCTAATCTATATGATGGTGATTTATCATCAGCTTATATTGTGGGAGGTATTCATCCTGAAGGATATTATAAAGGAACCAACTATTTCATCAATATTATTAAAATACTTGAAGATAATGATGGAACTATCTCTGATATAGATTATTATAAACTATATCCTTTTGAGATGTATTTTAATAACTCAACACCTCATTTCATGAATGATTCCAGTGCTTTCTATTTAGATGAACCAATGTATTCTTTAATAAAGAATGATATTCTGGTATTCTATAATAGTAGACTTCAATTCGATTCATCTTTTATTGATACACAAATGAAGATGGAAGAATTTGAATTATTCGGCACATTTTTCTATAATGAATATACTATGTCAGAAGGTGAAGATATTTATATTCAATATAATCCTAATCTTAAAGTAGAAAGAATTGATCCAGCATCATTAGACCAAACTCTTATATCTAAAGGTATTATAAAAACTAACTATTTATATGGCTTAGATTTAGTTTATGTAAATGGTATTCGTATGGATCCCTTTATTGATATAGTCAAGACTAAACAATTAGGGATAGATCATATTGTATTAGATTCTACTTTTAATAATATCACTATAGAGGAAATAGTAGTAATCCGACCTAGAAGTGATTATTATAATACTCTGTATCAAGTAATGTCATCTATTATTAATGATAGAAAAGCATTCTCTCCAGCAGATTATGTTATTACTGATTCTGATATTGGATCATTCCAATCTCTAAGTAATCCTGTGTATGTATGTAGTAATGAAATAAACTACTATGCTATGTATCGAATTTTAATGGAGCTTATGTATAAGATTACGTATAATCCACCTAATATTGATCAAGCTGATCTTGATGCATATTTACAAAGAATTAAAGATGCTTTTAGTATGTTATCTGTTGATAATACACAAGGACCTGGTATATTTGGCACTATTACCGGTGGTGGAACTTTAAATAAATATCAACGTTTGCTTAAAACAGAAAGTTCTGTATTTAGTAAATTTATTCCTGGAGCAGATTATCTTTTAGTAATTCAAGGAGGAACACCAGGATTAGAATTTTATATGAATGAGTTTATTTTTTCTACGTATGAACAATTTACTCTTACTGGTATAGAGCTAAGAATAATCAAAACATGTAAAGCAGATTTTATTGATACAGCTGATGATCAAATGGAAGTATTAGCTAAAGCAGTATCTGATGGCACAAATGATTATGGTGAAGTTTCTATTCAAGTATATTTAGCATCAGATTTTACTGATCCTTTAACGGACACATTACCAACTGATGATAGGATTTTATTAGAAGGTAATAATGTAAGCTATATTATACCTTTAGGTGATATCGTAGAAGTGAGTTAAATAAAATGACCAGGGAATATCCCTGGTCATTCTTTATGTTGTTTTATATTTATCTTCGTACATCCAGCCTTCAGAGACTCGAGTCCATCCATCAGCTAATTTATCAATGATCAAAATAGTTTCTTCACCCTCATTGATATATCTAACCACAGGACTATTTAAATTACGTTCACTATAAACTTTAGTATTTACTAATAAAGTAATAGGGACTCTGGTAGCCATTTCCACATCTTCAAGATTAACCCAAGATCCATGTTCTAATTTACCCCAATCTTCCTGCACTCCAAGAATTCTAAAAGAGTGACCAGAAACAATTTTACCTATAACATCAGAGTCTCCACGATTTTCCTTATAGATAGAAATATTACCTTTAGATAAATAATATTCTTCTGTCGAGAATTCTTGATATGGTTCAGGATGTTTAATTCCTAAATCTTTAGCAGCAGAACCATAGAACCATTCATTATTATCAGTTTCATACCAACCATTGAGATATGATACAACTGTTACTATCTGACCTTTAGTAAATGAACCAATGACTTTAAAAGTAGTATTAGGTCCTTTACGTACATTAAGTTTATCCCATGTAATTTGAACTTCACGAATAATTCGTTTATCAACACCATAATCTTCACCAGGATAGTGTTTATTATAATAATCGACTATTTCGTTAACGAAAGCTTCCCAAGCAGTCTTATCTGCATACATATACTTATGACAAGCTTTACCTGTTACATGCCAATGTTGAAGAAGATCTTTCTTAGTTTTGCCAGTTAGCCACATAAGATATGCTTGTAATTTAATAGTACCTTCTTCTACAATAGAATAATTACCATCAGCATTCATACACATCTCTGTATTAATTGTAGAGTAGTTAGGAGATTTACCACCACATCTTAATGAATTACCGATAGATGTATATCTTTTAGCTCCTACGGAATAAGCGACTTTATAAGGATCTATAAACTGAGCGATTCTCTTAGCATCTACCATAAATTGTGTAGATCCATATCCATTCATATTTTCCCAATAAGTTGCATTAGCTAATCCATCAGCATAAGGTGATTCATTAGCAGTACCATGAATAATCAAAGCATTAACTTGGATAAGATCATATCCAGGATTGTTCTTACCTTCTAATTCATACACCTCAATCTCTAAAGAATCATCATATGGACTAGGATTATACGTTTTTATAAACTTCATCATTTACCTCCTCTTGGTCTTAAATAGGTGAAGATATACTTAAATGTTCCGACATTAATTAATGCCTGAACATAAAATTAATAAAGAAAGGAGGAGCTTTTACTATGTCTCTTACACAAGAACAACTCTTATTAGCTATATCTGGTATCTTCTCTTACAGATTAAGGGAAATTGATGATCCAGACAACCCTGTTTTAGGTTTAAGTGAAATAGGAATACACTACCCTACTGGGATAATGGTTATACGTAGACCAGACGGCACTTATTTCAAACCAAATGAATTACCTATTGGTAATACAAATCTTATTACAAACAAATATGATATCGATAATGATATCCTTACGGCAGATATAATAGGCTCTACTCGTGTTTATGATAATATATCAGAATTAGGTCTGGTTTCAGATCCCACATATACTGATATATATGATGCTATGGTTGATAATTCTTTACTATTAGTAGAAGTTAGTAATGCTTCAGATTATTATACATTAGTTCCTAATTCAACTGGAGGTATTTTCCGATTATATAAGAAAGGTGATTATTTATATGTATCTTTCCATGATACAGATGATAATGGTTTTACCGCTATATATGTGAATACAGGAGATACTTTTGGTGGATGGACATTAACCAGTGGAGCTAGTATTGGTAGAGATTTATATAATATGACAACCCAACAGGTATTAAGTACTCAATTATTACATACTGTTGGTTTGGGAACAAATATTGATATTTCTACAGATATTAATACGGGTCCATTTCTATCATTAAAGATTCGTCCTAAAACGAAAGATGTTATTGATACTGCTATAGTTATTAATAATGTTGGTGGGGATAATCTTCATGTAATGAAAATACCAGAAGCTCTTTATGGAACTCCGAATCTTTCTGATGAATATGATTTTGTTGGGGGAGTAATTCAGAGAAATATAAAGATGACGGAAGTAAATAGTGTTTCTAAGGAAGCATTAGTAAATAATGATGTTTATAAGATTGCTGAGAATATTGGAGATATAAATGATTATGCTGTTGATAATTATTATATCAATACAATCGAGGGCAATAAAGATGAGATCTTAAATAGGGATCAAATTTTTAAAGGCGCTGATAATCATCTTTATTTAATAGTAGAGTTAGGATCTGATTTAGATTTACCTGTAAGACTAAAAGAAGTTATGTCTTCATCTAAAAGATATAGCGTTAAAACTTCTGCAAAGTTTCCAACGTTTAATCAAACAGATACTATTAAAGCAATTAATATTGTGGAAGTGGAAGATGTTATTGCAGATGGTTCTGGTGAAGTGTTAGTTGTTGCGGATGATTCATTATTATCAGAGATATTAGAAGTAACAACAACCGGAGAATCTAATTTAACCACTTATGATCCAGATTCTTTTGGTATTGATGGAACATCAAAGAAAATCACTGGAGCAAATTCAGGTACAACATACTCTGTACTAGGAGCTATCACAGGAGCTGATCTTCCAGGATTAGAATTTGATTATATCGTTCCAATATATACTTCAGGATTCTTATCTAAGATAATGGAATATCTATCAGTATTGAGTGAATCTGCTGGAGGAGCACCTACTTCTAATTCAGGAAGTGGATCTAGTTCAGCTGGAGTAAAAATTCATTCAAATATCTATACAATAGAAAATGATACAGATTTACCTTTTGAATCAGTTGATTCATATATGGAGGGCGATTTAGTTCTTCTTATATATAACACATTGACGTGGGTATTAACGGATCATTTTACTATAGATGTGCCAAGTGAAAAGATTATAAAGAACGAAGATATGAATTGGTCTATTGGTAATGATATTACTGTCATTCATGTAGAAACAAATAATGCAGACTTCAATGGTCTTCGTGTACAAGATAAAGATTATGTTTACACGAATGATACTGGAGGTCCACTCACATCTATTCCTATGCTAACTACAGATAAATATGATTCTATGATAGATGGGTTTGATTTAATATATCTTGGATCTACATTAATTAGAGATGTTGATTATGAATTAAACGGAACTATAGATTTATTAGGTATGTCATTACCTTCAGAAGATCCATCTGACGCTTTTGATACTCATAAAATTTATAGAAGATCTAAGAAGTTAGGTAGATTGGTTCAAGCTAATGCATTAATTTCTGGTACACAAATTGCTAGTGGATCTTTAAGTATAGATCACATGAATGAAGATGTAGAAGCATTATTAAATGAACGTGGTAGTAGAACTGTTACTGCCTGGCATACAGGAACTTATAAAATAGTACCTGAGATTATTCAATATATCAGACCTAGTGGTTATATTCGTACGGAGTTAACTATGAGTAATTTTGATAGTTCTGATAGAGCACAAAAGGTTACTCGTAAGAATTATAATGAAGATGGACAATTACAATCAACAGAAGAAAGAACTTTCACTTATACTAATGATTATCCTGAGTATGGTGATTGGATAATAATTTAGAAAGGAGGTAGTATAATATGAGATCAACAGATATTATGCCAAGTTCCCATAGACCCTTAATTGTTTTAAATGAGGAATATGAGAACAATGTGAAAAATCCTGATATCCCGGAATTAATAACTATAGATACTTTTAATCCGATAAAAACCACATTATCTACATTAGAGTATCCTCAAAGTATTGATATTACCTTGTCGGGTGAAGTTACACAGAACTTAATGAAAAATCCAATGATGGATGTTGATAGTAATGGAGATGGAGTTGTTGATGACTTCCTTGTCGATAAATATAGTACTATTGGTACAGTAGCTGTAGATGCTAATTCTTTATTACAAACAATAGAATTAACCGATACAAGCGTTGGTACATATATTGATATTTATCAAAACGTTCCATTTAAAGCTAATGAGCCAATATCTATTAGTGCTGATATGGCGGTAACCGGAGATGTCTATGGTCAACTTATAGTAATCTTTAAAGATATAGATAATATAACTTTAGATTCTCAATATAGTTCAGCCTTTACTCCGACGAAAGAAGATAGGATGATATTTGAGAATCTGATAGCACCATCTAACACATATCAGGTTAAAGTTGTTATCAGAGCGAGAGTTAATTCTAATTCAGAAGTAGGAACACTTGCGGTTAGACGTATACAGGCTGAATTATCGGATAAATGTCATTCTTTTGTAAAAGGAACTCAAGGAACAGTTAATCCAAGAATTCGTATTATTGGTGAGAATATCTTTAATAAGAATTCCAGAAGAGTTCATGGGAGCTATATTGATAATACTGGTACAATTGTAAATGATTCGAATTATATTTACTTTAATAGAAGAGAAATTGAACCAAGTACCGAGTATATCGTTTCTCATGCTTTTAGTATTGCTATTTATGATAAAGCTTTAAACTGGTTAGGTACAGAAGAAGGATCTACTTTCACAACACCAGCAACGGCTCATTACTATATTCCATCTATGCT